AGATAAGAATGTCACGTCTGCAGTCGCAGCCCATGTTAATCTAGCTGCATCCGCTACTGCGGTTGGATTAATATTAAACCAAATTTTATTTAAAGCTATGAGATTGCACGCTTTTCCTTTAGTTCCTCCTTCAGAATAAGCAAGTCCAGAAACGTCAATTGTTGACGTGCCTGTGCTTCCATCTTTGGATGCGTCTATATTAAAGATATAAATTAATTTTCTAGCTCCATCGAACTGTGTCGTAATCGTCGGATCATATGCCATTTTTTAATTCCCCTTGTAAAAGAGTGGGGTCATTACACCCCACTCACGGTTATATTATTTTAACTCCAAGATGGTGCTGAGACACCCATTCTTTCACTTTTAATTTTAATAAAGTCAGTGTAAAGAGCGTTTGTATCAGTCGCTTTGGATTGCCACCCTAGTGAAACTCCAAGCATCTTGTCATAAGGTAAGTTAGTATCAGCAACAGTTGCCACTCTAACACCATTATAAAAGACCCAGAATTTACCTGCTGTCGCGCCATCATGATAAGAATCACGACCGGCTGGGACATACATAAACCCTAGTCTTATAACTTCATCAGGAGTGCTAGGAGCAGTCGCTGTTTTAGTTGTAATAGCTGCATCCGCTAGTGTAATACTAGTTGATCCACCTGGTGCAGTGACCAATGTTGAAGATGTTGCACTACCAACAGTGCTGCTTTTTACAGAAAATTGAATAGTTGTTGTATCTTCTGCGTGATGAAATCCAACTCCATCGGCTGGAACCGCTATAGGATCAGCATAGGTAGCGATAGCTAGCCCATGCCATGTATTTAGCTTGTCCACATCCTTGATAGCAAACTGCGTTTCATAGGATAAGATAAGTCCTGGAGTAGTAGAATCTCCTTTTTGGAAACTCCATACGTCCGGTCCTTCTAACAAGTTAACAGCATTAGCTCCTGGAGCAGTATCTACCTGCGACAACCAACCATTATCATAGTCAGCTGTTTGGGTTTCAGAACCACCCTCATCAGTAATTGTCCAATCTGCGGGAACATATTTAAAGAAATCATCAAAATAGACGAATTCTGTCAACGCGGATGTTGGATCCGGTTGTTTTAGTACAGACCAAAGAGGATTTCCCCCCTTGTCTCTACCAGGGTTATTCGTAACCCCATTCGAAAAATGTGTAGTCATAATAACAACCCCTCCTTGGGATCAGTGCTAAGCACCATTATTATGTTGTAAGCAGGGCGAACTAATTTCGCCCTACTTTAATGATTGAGTTACGCACCCTGTGAACCAAACATTCCACGAGGATCGGACCAGCCGAAGCTGTACCTTGCTCTCGCTTTATATCTTACGTTCCCAGTGTCGAAGTCACCTTCCATTGCTGTTCGTATAGGTGCACGATCAAAGTGCTTCATGCCATTTGGTGCATCGGTTTTAATAAACCATGCATCAGTGTCTGACAAGAAGTGATTGATAACGTACCCTTCCGGAATCATACCCATGTTTTTAATAGCATTGATATCATTATCAGCAGTTCCCACTCTACCTGGAGATTGTAACAGTCTTTCAGCTGTAAACTGTAAGTTTACAGGAAGAATTAACTTCATGCCACGTAAAGCGATTTTTAACCCTCGCTCATCTTTCATGTTTGAAATATCAATAAGCGCTTGCTCGATTGAAGTTTCATTAAGATCAGCTTGAGTTGACAACGTGTTGGAAAAAGTGCCAGCAAGAATAGTGTGTGAGGTTCCGCAAAGAACGGATCCGTCACCACCAGTGTAAGAAGTGTTAAATGCTCTGTTAAGAACATTTGCACCTTTTACTTGCTTAGCATTTGCCATTGAACGTGCCAACGCTTTTGTGTATCTGGTACTGATTTTGTCATAGAGGTTATCCTCTACAGCTTCTTCAGTTAGTGAGAATGCAAGGGCAATGGTTTCATGAGTGTAACGAGCGGTAAAAGTTTCTTGTGCATCGTCGTATGATACGCCGGCACCCTCCGCTTTTACATCTGCATTACCAAACCCAGAAAGCATTACTTCTTCTTCAAAAGCACGATCAGAACTTTCGGTTTCGAAAATTTCTTCGTACTCGTTTTCGTAACGGCCATACTCTAACCCGAACAAAGCATTGAGGCCCGGTTCAAGTTCTTTGACCAGTTGCGATCTAGAAATTGCCATTTATAAGACCTCCTATATGCCTGTTGTACCTGTACCACCACTTAACTGGTGATTGTTAATTTTAACAATCCAGTTCGCATTAGCGCTACTAACATCACTGTTGTCAGGGTCAGTAGATATATGCAACAACTTCAATGGAAGAGTAGCGTTCGCAGCCTCTGTAGTAGAGTCTATTTCCGCTGTCGATTGTCCATTAACAGTTGTAGGGGTTGCGGTAAAGATAAAATCAGCGTTCAGGTTAAGATCAGCAAGTGCTAATGAGCCATCGCATTGTACTTCATACAATCCCATAGGGTCATCAAACACATAGCCTACAGCATCAGTTGCCGCATTCGATGGCCAGTAATTTGACCATGAAGGTTTACTGGTAGTTGGATCCGTATAGAAACAACCATCAAAAACACCTAGAAGAGGACTTGCGGCGTCAGCTTTCTTGATACTACCTGTAGTATCGAATTCCACTGGATCGCCTTTGTATATCGCTGCTTCAGAAGCTGCAATACTATATTCCGTTCTTCCAACGTTGTTGACGTTGCTTCCAACTTTTCCTACTAACCTAAAACCAAAAGGGGCGTCTACATTTGCCATGTAAATCTCTCCTGTTTAAGTTATTAGTGTGTGCCAGAAAGACTTATTTCTTCTGACCTCCACCAAAAGTTACGCGTGATTGCCTATCTGCATGGATTGGCATACTAGGATGTCGTTCCTTCATAAAATCATGTTCTACTGCGTCATCCTTATCCTGAGTTATTTGGTCAAAATAAGCCTTACGTTCCTTTATGATCTCGTTAGGAATTCTAGCTAGTAGCAATCCACCTACTCCTATAACACCTTTATGTTGTCCCGTATCAATCTGAGGAAATTGTCCGTCTGGGTATTCGTCAGCTCTGACAAATTCCCAACCTTCACGTAGTCTCGCAGAAACATTTTTAGTGTCCTGAAAGCCTAAAACCTCAGCTCTGATCCAACGATGACTAAATCCCGTTGGAGCGGGCGGTGCCTCTAAGGCTGATGGAGGAGTCCAAGGTTTCCTTCGTTCTTTTTTAACTCTGGTTTCGGACTCGCGCGAGGGTATTTTTTGTGTTTTTAATTTTGTATTCATGCTTACTCCTTCACGTATTTCGCATATTCTTCAAGTGGCACACCTAACTTTTTAGCAATGGCAACTTGTGACGGTGTGAGCCTCACTGTGCCGCGCCTTCTGCCTGCTGTGTTAGTCCCTCTGGTTGCAGAGGCAACAGATTGGGCTGGCGGTTGTCTCTTATCAAACTTATGTGGGAAATTGTCCCTCATCCTTTTGTCCACTTCATTATAGTACAAATTGGACTGTGGGTCAATACCTTCTTCCACTAGTTTACGATGAATTGAGAAGGATGTCAAGGTCATTGGTTCATCCTTTCCAAACCATTCATTCTTTTGCGCCCACTCTTCGGCCTTTTCGTCAGGCTGAGGAGGAGGTGGCATTGTTGGTTGTTGGTACTGTCGTGAAGGCGCATTTTCCAAGTCTTCAGCCATTTTTTTACGCTGAGCCTGGGTTGACTTCACACGCTCGTTTTCAATGGCGAGACGTGATAAAGACTGCTGGGCATCCACTTGACCATCAACATCCCCTGTTTCCAGGGATTGTTTCAATTTTTTCTTTGCAGCGTCTGTTTCTGCAACGACCCTGCTTTCATACTCCGAAATGTAGCCTGTGTCAAGACTTTTTGTCCTGGTCTTTAGGCCTTCATTTTCCCTGTGTACGTTTTGTGCAAATTGTGTGGCAGTGGCCTCTCTTCTTTCCGCTTCCCTTAATCTAAAAGTAAGCTTGTTAATTCTTCTTTTAACGTCCTCACTATACTCTTCAACCTCTTTCTCCGAGGCTTGAGGAGATTCTTCTTCTACCTTGACTTCCGGCTTTTCCGTTTCAATCTTGTTAGGATCATCCTTTATTTCTACTTCAGTCTCTAATCCTTCGGAAGGAAGATCAACCATTTTTTCTTCCACCTCGGATTGAATCTGTACTTTTGCGTCTGCAGGCATAATTTACTCCTGTTATTTATATTGCAAGATATCCTCCGGGTCTTTTACCACGGCGATTATCTCGTCATCATTAAGTATTCTAACTTCACCACCTTCTATTCCAAAACGGGATCCGGCGTATCGACCGAATATGATCCAGTCATTTTTCTTGCACCATGGTCCCTTTGGAAATCTCTCCTTGTCTCTATAGGCATCAGGTCCGACTTTTAGGACCAAACCTGTAACGGTTGTGTATCCCCTCTCCTCGATTGTCGTGTCGGACAATATTATTCCACCCTTTGTCTTTCCTTGTCCCTTGTATGGGAGAATAAGAAGCCTCCAGCCTGTGGGGTTGGGCAGTCTGTCGAGTATCTTATCAGTGGGAAAATGCTTTATCTTGTCTGTTGCTTCCGATTGAATCTTTTGTAAAAATCTATTTTCCTTTTCTTCAGCAATCTTATTGTTCTCATCCGCCTCAACGGACAAGTCATTCTCTATTAAAGCGAACTTACGCTTTGGTATTATCTGTTCTTTCGTCATTCTTTTGCAGGTCCTGTATCTCCTGTTCCATAAAATTAAATGCAGCCACTTGCCCCGTCAAGAACTTATAGTCCTCCCAGGTTTGAACACCGTGACTGATAGTATCTTTAAGCGTGTCCCTTCTCTCCCTTAATATCTTAAGGATAGAGTAAATTGCCTCAACGTCATCCATTGGGGCAATTATACACGGAAACTCCTAAAAAGTCAACTATTTTCCTTTAAGTTTGATCGTGGTGCTTCCGTTTTTTACGCATTTGTTTTGCTAAGTCGTAATCACCTTTTAAAACTTTCTTTGATCGAATATGACCCATGGTCATTCCACCTTTGATCTCTCTTCTAAATTCACCAGGCGTGTTAGGATCACCCTTGACGAAAGCTGATGAGAATCTTGGCTTCTTTTTTGCTTGTCTCGGTCCTGCACTTGCTTTTTGCTGCTTGCTTCTTGCAGCAGGACGACGTGCCATTCCACCTTTCTTGACCATCGTACGGGCACCAGGAAGAACTCCTCCACCCACAGGTCTTGCTGCTCCAGCAGCCAAAGGTTGTGCCGCTCCAGCAGCCAAAGGTTGTGCCACTCCAGCAGCCAAA